AGCCGATTTTATAGTTTGTCTGCCGGGTGGCAAGTTGCTATTCATTGAGTTTAAGCTACCTAATGGTGTGCAGTCCGATGTACAGAAAACATTCGAGTCCATCGTGGTTGCCCTCGGCTTCCAATACAAAATAATACGCAGTTTAGAGGAATTTAAAGAATATATCTATGAGCATACAAATTACTAACGAAGACAATATGGCACTAATGAGCCGATACCCTGATAATCATTTTGATTTAGCAATTGTAGACCCGCCTTATGGAATGCCAAAGGATTCTACACATGGCCGGGGTAAGCTAAAAAATAGGATTTTAAATAATGGATCGGTTGAAAAATGGGATATTGCTCCTAATCAGATATATTTTGATGAGCTATTTAGAGTTTCAAAAAATCAGATTATTTGGGGCGGTAATTATTTTAACCTACCTGGCTCAAGAGGGTTCGTTATTTGGGACAAAGAGCAGCCTTTTGAAAACTTTAGTGCAGCTGAATTTGCTTGGATGAGCTTTCAAGTAGTCTCTAAAATATTCAAACTACCTGCCACTAGAACTGGAGATAATGTGAAAATACATCCCACACAAAAACCTGTTAAGCTTTACGAATGGCTTTTAATGAACTACGCTAAACCCGGCCATACAATACTCGACACACACCTCGGCAGCGGCTCAATAGCTATAGCGTGTCATAATTTAGGATTTTACCTGACGGCATGTGAATTGGATACTTATTACTATAATGCAGCCATAAAACGCCTTAAACAGCATCAGGCACAATTAACAATGTTTTGATCATGCAAACAAACCCAACCTTTACCCATACCAGCCCCACAGGACGCACCTACCGAGTTGTAATGGTTGAGCAGATGTTAGACCCGCCAAGCAAGTGGATAGCCGCTAAGAAGGCGTTTTGTAGCCATTGGTGTGTACTCATCCAGTATACTGAAGGGGATAAAGCAAATTTGTTCTATGATTATGATGATAAACTAATAAAAGTTGTACCTTTGTAGCCTACAACAATTAATAGCTTCCGACGGCGATTTAATTTAAAAATTCCAAAAGGGTGTTTGTTCACCCTTTTTTTATACCTTTGTTTTTATATGGCAAGACCCTCAGAATATGATTTAGATTTGTGCAAAGAAATTTGCGATGAAGTAGCTAATGGCTTTAATATAAAAGCGGTTCTATCTTCTAAATCTTCATATCCTGATTTCTCAACATGGTGCCGTTGGAAGCGAAATAACCCCGAATTATACAACCTGTATGTAAACGCCATACAAGATAAGGCGGAAAGTGTTGATGAAGAAATAGATTTGATAATGGCAGAAGCTCGTGGTGGCGGAATGGAACCAGCAATGGCTAATGTGCTAATTCAAACCCTTAAATGGAAAGCTGCTAAATACTACCCTAAAATGTTTGGGGATAAAGTGCAAACTGAACACTCAGGAGAAATTAAAGGATTAGCATCAATAAACCTTTCAAAATTGTCCGATGCTGCGTTAGCCGAATTAGAAGCGTCTGCCGATGGCTCAGATTAAATTACCCACACTATCAGAAATAAAAGCGGAACGATGCAAGCGTAGTTTATTTTATTTCCTAAAAGAATTTTGGAGTACGATAAACACTACCGAGTATGAACACAACTGGCATATAGAGTTTCTATGCGATAAGATACAGTTGGTTTTAGATAAATACGTTCTAGAGAGACCGCCACATATTGATAACAACAAATGGTATGAGGGAATTACGGAACACATAAGCAAGAACTTAGTTTATACTATTCCACCAGGAACATCAAAGACTACTATTTTATCAAGGATGGCACCGGCATGGCTTTGGAGCATTGATGCCAGTAAGACATGGATAAGCAATACTATTGACAGTAAGAATGCTACAGAGTTCAGTATGCGTACTCAGGATATAATAAATTCAGATAAGTATAAATTATACTTCCCGAAGACACGCATAAGAGCCGATGTAAGCGCAAAAGTATTCTATGGTAGTACAGCAGGCGGTATGCGGTATTCATTGACTACAAGGGGTAGTAATACAGGGAAGCATGCTGACGTTTTGAGCGACGATGACCCTATGGACTACCAAACGGCTCAAAGCCCATCAGAAGCCCTGCAATGTATTAATGGCTTCACTTCATTGCAGACCCGTAAGAAAAACAAAAGCAAAACTGTTTACATATTGGGAATGCAGAAGTTAAGCAGTTTTGACACGGTTAGCCATGCACTGAAAACATTAAGCGATGTAGACTATGTATGCCTGCCCGCTGAGGATATACACAACAACATCAACCCACCCGAATTGCGTAACTTTTACGTTGATGGATTACTTGATCCGAATAGGCTAAGCCGTAAAATACTGGAAGACGTAAAAAAGGGTTTAACTGATGAGAATAAGCCTATAAGCGAAATAGCCTATAATATCCAGTTTAACCAGGTTAGCCAAACGGTAGACGGATTATTATATCCTGTATTGAATGTGGTGGATAGCTTGCCAGAAAATAGGGCAGAAGCGATAAGGTTAAGCTTTACCGATGTAGCCGACACAGGTAGCGATTACTTCAGTACATGGTTTGCTGAAATTAACCAAGGTAAAATATATGTTTTCGATGCTATTTATACTCAGGAGGGTAGCGCAGTTACTAATTTGCTATACCAGTCGAAAGTACAGGTACACGGTAGCTACACAAACATGATGGAGGCTAACAATCAGGGCAGCGTATACATTACTATGCTGCACGCTATGGGTGTTAGCGTAAAGGGATATACTAATACAGGCAACAAAGAGCATCGTATTACATCATTTGCCCAGTTTGCTAATAACTTTTATTTCGTTAACCCCGATGCGCATACTAACCCGCAATATCGTTCAGCATTTAAACACATACAGTCATATCCTAAAACTGGTAAAGCCGCAGATGGTCACGACGATGCAGAGGATAGTTTTACCGAATTAATCCGCTACATTTATACAAATTACAGATATTTATTGTTATCTTAGCGCCACGGACAGCGACCCGTATTAACAACTTAACATCACCCCTTATCTTACTGTCGCTGGTATTTTAGGGGGTTTGTTTATTATATGGAAGAAACAATGTATTGTTTAGCTATTTCACTTTTTTTATTTTTTTTGTTTGTAGGCTTTAAGTGTATAAAACCTAATAAAAAAAACATAATTTGGAAGGCATCATCTTTTTTTACTTATGAATTAGCAAAAGGTCTTATTGATATTTCAAAAGAAGGGTTTGAAATAAAGCAAATAATATACGCAAGTGAAGATTTTGAGCGAAAAATTATTGTTATATATTTTAAAAAAGAATAGTATCCATGCAAGGTAAATACTTAATAACAACGGACAATTGGTTTATTGCCCCTGACGGCAAACAATATCGCTCAGCATGGGGCGATATAGAAATAATGCCGGATAGTTTTTTGGGTGTTAAAACAAATGTACGCAGCAGTAATTGGTACGCAAAGGTTGGCAGCGATACAAACCATATTATAATTGCAGGGTGTCAAATACATTATGCTGTAAAGAGTGATAACAAACCTAACGCTGACTTAATTAAAGAAGATTCAGTTCACGAAGGTAAAACAGTATATAACGAGCGTGACAGCCGAATATATATAGCTGAATGAAAAAGTATGAGATATGGATAGGATACTACTCTTTGGGACAGGGTAGTGATTTCCCCACTAAGCCTGAAAAATTAGCTGAAGTTTTCGCAACAAGTTTTAAAATAGCCTGTGTTATATTTGAACATGAAAACTCGGTAAGAAGCCTAAGGCGGCAAATGGAACAACCGGGATCTTATATTGAGGATATTCATTTTGGAAAATGGAACTACGACCCAAAAACAAACAGCAATTCATGGGTAGGGCGCTATTTTGAAACAGAAACCGAAGCATGGGAATCATTTAAAAAAAGATAACATTATGGGATTCAATTTATTTTCAAGAAAAGATGCTGATAAAATAGCAGCTAACCACTCTTTTAGTCCATTATACCCTATTCCCGACACACCTGAAATTAGGGAGGTGAAAATTATTTTACATAACGGCATGGGTTTAGAAAAATCGGGTCGTTATAAGTCCGCTATATCAACTTACGAAATAGCAGCTGCCAGGCTTAACGAATACATAACCGAATTAAAGGCATCGTTGAATGAAACCCCTTAACTACTCCCAGTATCGAATACAGCAGGCGTTGTGGTTGCAGTCTACAGATGCCGCAAGGACTAATTATGGGACTAATAGCGAACAATATTATTTGCAGTGCTATGTTAGGTATCTCAGGATATGCGGTTTTGAATTACCGATAATAAGTAGAATTGAGGCTGCATTAGGCTGGCAAAACAATGACCGAGCCTTGTTTAAGGATAAAGATAAAAATGGTCGGTTTAAGATGTGGATAGCCTATAATACGATAAGCATCGTTGACAGGCTGGTTAAAAAACATTTAGGGAGATGAAACTACCAATCATAAAATCAGAAAACGAGGTTACTAATACTGTTTTAGCTATCGGCTTTGATATGGAAAGGCATAGAGATAAGTTGCTAACAAAAGTATTTGATAGGATATGCGAAGCGGCATATGTCAATGAGCAGGGACTAACCCACGACAAAGAAACAGGAGAAGTGTTTATCAACCTTGAAATGGTGGGTATTTATTTCATGAATATTGACGGCGGTAAAACAGTGATTAATTTTATTCCTGTTAAATGTTATCGGGATGAAAGTGTAATTAGTAATGAGTTAGTTAATGCATTAGCCAATAACATTACCCAAAACTATATCAACAACGTGCGTTATGAAATACTTAACGGCACGGATGGTGATAATCCAAAAAACTACATTAAATTAAATCACGAATCAATTATAAACAAGTTAAAGAATGAAAAATAAACTACTCCGTAAGATACGCGCTAAGGTGGCAACACAACACGAGTTACTTAAATTAAGCGCTGACTTATGGAATGAGTATTTGCTTATCCCTGATTCGGAAAAGCATCCTGACGATACTAACGATATTCGGTTTCATATTCATGCTATACAAAACATTATGTATACGCAACTTTATAAAAAAAATGAAAAGTAATTAAATTTTCATTACATTTGCCTTAACATACAAAATTAAAATCTGTGAAGCTACAGGTTACCTTTATAAAATCAATGCCCGCACTTGTTAATTCAGGTACGGGCTTTATTTGTTTATACGTATGAG